AAGCCGTAGAGGCGGGAGTGCAGGAGCAGTTAAAAGGCGGGACGCCGATGAAAAAAGCACCGGACACTCCCGCAGTGACCAAGGAGCAGTTCGCGAAAATGGGGTACATGGAGCGGCTGAAACTTAAAGCAGAAACACCGGAGTTGTATAAGCAGCTCACCGGAAAATAAAGAAAAGGAGAAATAACGAATGGCAGGAACAATTTTTGGAATCCCGTTTGACGACGAGATTTTCATGAACATGTGGAACGAGGAGCCAGACCCGGAGCTGTTGGCAATGCTCAATTCTGGTGCCGTGGTGGATGACGCAATGATCGCTGAAATGATTCAGGGACAGGGCAATTTCTATACCATCCCGTTTTTCAACATTTTGGATGGAGATGATCAGAACTACGACGGACAGACTGACATTACCGTATCCGAGGTTGGAGGCGGAACCCAGAGCGGAATCGTGTATGGCCGTGCAAAAGGATTTTTCGCCCGTAATTTTGCGGCGGAGCTGTCCGGCGCTGACCCGATGGGGCACATATCGTCCAGTGTGGCGAAGTATTGGCAGAAGCGCAGAAAAATGCGCTTGATTAAGCTGTTGAGTGCAATTTTTGGGATTACCGGGTCCTCTGGCCGTGCAAAGACCTGGGCGGAGACGCATAGTCTGGACGTGTCCTCTGACAGTGCGACTCCTCGTAAGATTGTCGAGACGGACATGAACGATCTTGCGACCGAGGCGTGTGGAGACAACAAGGACCGTTTCGGGCTGGCAATTATGCATTCGAAAGTCGCAACAACATTGGAGAATCTGAAACTGTTGAATTACTGGACGCAGACTGACGCGGACGGTATCGAAAGGCCGTTAAAGCTTGCTTCTGTGAATGGTTACACTGCGATCATTGACGACGGTGTTCCCTGTGAGCCGGTAGGAGGATCGGGCGATAACAAGGATCTTATGAGATACACCACCTATTTGCTGGGAGAAGGATCTATTCGTACCGCAAAAGGCCGCGTGGACGTTCCGGTAGAGACGAACCGCGACGCAAAGAAGAACGGCGGCCAGGATGAGCTGATCACCAGAATCCGCGAAACGATCCATCCGAACGGGTTCAGCTTTACGATCCCGAAATCCGGTGTGTGGACCGAGTCCCCGACGGATGAGCAGTTGTTTGCAACCGCCAACTGGAGCATTAAGTTTGACCCCAAGGCGATCCCGATTGCCCGCCTGATCACCAACGGTTAAGGCTATGACAGACGTCGAAAAGTTGAAATTGTTGACCGGGGAGAGCGATGACAAGTTGCTCTCCCTGCTGTTGGAGGACGCGACGGAATTTGTGCTGGCCTACACCGGCCGGTCCCAAATCGTGACCGGTATGGAAAAGACGGTACGGGACCTGGCTGTGATTGCACTGAACCGGATGGGGACAGAGGGCGAGAGCAGCCGCAGCGCCGCCGGAGAATCGTACAGTTTTGAGGGCGTGCCGAAACAGGTGTACGACGTCCTGGACCGGTTCCGGCTGGCACGGGTGGGAGGTAAAATCTATGAGGCAAAAACGGAGCAGGTTGCGGAAGTATTACCACCGGGGAGCGATCCCCAAAAAGGATAATGAGGGCAGCAGCTATATCGAATATGACGATCCGGTAGCATTCACGGCTGAGGAGTGGGCTGCGGGCGGGAAACTGCAAGCGGAAATGTACGGCCAGCGACTTCCCAATATCCGAAATCTTAGGGTAACAGGGGATTACTGCGAGGTGTTTTTCAGCGGTAAGTCCCAAGGATATCAGATAGAGAATGGTCCATTCTTCCAGGCGGGTGACGGTGTATGTCTGTACGTTGGGCCGGAGGATGAGCCGGATTACAAGATCGTTGCGGTATATCCCTACCGGTTGCTGACGTTGGAGGTGGAACACGTATGATCCACGGGAGTGAGGAACTGGAACGGAAGCTTGAAGCGTTGGAAGGGATTGCGGACCAGCACATGGAGCGGCTGGTCAGGAACCAGATCAAGCGGATTCAGGCCGAGGCCAAGCTGCTGTGCCCGGTTGAGGGCGGAGAGCTGCGAGACAGTATCCGCACGATGGTGGAGAGGGACGGCGATGTGATCGTTGGAGCCGCTTACACCAACAAGGCGTATGCGGGATATGTGGAGATGGGAACCGGTCCTAAGGGAGAGGCGAATCACTCGGGGATATCCCCGGTGGTGAATCCATCCTACACGCAAAATCCATGGTGGATACACGAAAGCCAGATCGACAAGGGACTGGCGGAGCGATACCACTGGTTCTACATCGAAACGGAGGACGGCAGATTCTACCAATGCACCGGCCAGCCGGCGCAACCCTTCATGTATCCGGCCCTCAAAAACAATGAGGATCGGGTGGTGACGAATATGGAAAATGCCCTCAAACGGGAGTTAAGGAAGGTGTGCAGATGATTAATGTTAAGGACGAGGTGTACAAGGCCCTGCTAAAAGTGACGGACAATGTGACGGACTGTTATCCGAAGGACTGGGCGAAGGAACTGGCGATCCAGTATATGGAAGAGGACAACAAGGTTGTGGAGTACACAGACATGAAAGAACAGAAAGCCTATGTCAGATACCGCATTGATATCTTTCATAGCCTGAGCACATCCGCCGCCGCTGTAGCTGTAGACGCTGCGGTATCTGCCCTGGGCCTACTGCGGACGCTGTGTCAGGACGTGGATGACCCGACCGGAAGGAAGCACAAGTTAATGCGGTATGAAATGGTAATCGATGTGGAGACGGGAAACGTCTATCACGACGCGTAAGAAAGGAGAAAATGAATGTTAGCAAATGGCGCAAAGCTGGGCTATAAGAAGTCTGGGGCGTCCTCTTTTACGGACCTTCCCGGGCTGAAAGAGATCCCTGAAATGGGTATTGAACCGGAAAAAGTAGAGAACACCTGCCTGACGGATAAGAACAAACAGTATGAAAATGGAATCGGGGACCCTGGTGATCTGGTATATAAATTCCGGTACGAAAATACCAAAGAGGATAGCCCGTATAGAGTTATGCGGAAAGCCCAGGATTCCGGAGAAGTATTGGATTTTCAGGAAACCTTGATCGATGGGACAACGACCGAATTTTCAGGTCAGGTGTCCGTAAAACGTACCGGGGGCGGCGTTAATGGCGTGGTTGAATTTAATCTTTCTGTCGCCTTACAGAGTGAGCTTGCGGTGAACGACCCCACAGTATAAGGAGGATATGTTAAATGGAAAAACTGTATGGACTGGACGAAGAGAACGAGCAGATGGACCATGACGAGATGGACGTTGCAGATGATCCCAAACCGAAGCGGAGACCGTTCGCCTACTGGAAAGTGGGAAACAAGGAGTACAAGCTGAAACTGACTACCGCGCAGATCGGGAAGCTGGAGGACAAATACCGCCGGAACCTGTTATCCCTGCTGTTGCTGGGCGGAGAAATTCCTCCCTTGAGCATTATGCTTACCGTGATTCAGGCGGCCGCCGCACCGTGGAACAGCAACGTCAAGTATAAGCACATCGAGGCCGCGTTTGACCGCTACACGGAGGACGGCGGGACCCAGCTCACCCTCTTCACTGATGTGATTGTTGACGGCATTATGACGGTGAGCGGTTTTTTTACGCCGGATCAGCAGGAGGAGATGGGAGAGAAAGTGAAGGACATCAAAGCGAATATGTAATGATGTCTGACCTGATCGCGGACATGTATCCGGCAGCGCTGGACTGTGGTATTCCGCCGGAGGAATTTTGGTCTTACTCGCTTGCGGAGATCAGGGATCGGATTGAGTCGTACGAACGGACACGACGTCGTGAGGAAAAGCAAAGAATATTGTATATCAATGATTTGGCTGGGCTGATTGGGTTGTACATGCAGCGGTTATTCGACAAGGACGTGCCGATTCCGCAGCCCTGGGAACAACACCCTGCCCTATTCCAGGCTGAAAAGGCTCGGTATGAGGAGACACATAGGGCCGAAATGCTGGAAAAAGCACGGAACAGCCGGAAAGAATATGCGCAGCGCTACAACGAAATGCGCCGGAGGCGGGCCTCAATTAGGGCGGAAAGGTGGTGAAAAACAACGGGTACAGGAATAACGCTTGAAAAATTGAAGGTCGTGATCGAGGCATACACGAAGCCCTACCGGGAAGAAATGGAGAAGGTGCAGCAGAAAACTAGCCAGGTTGCGGACCGGGTGAAACGGCAGACGGAGCGTGTCTCAAACAGTTGGAAAAAAGTAGGGCGTGTGATCGCTGCGGTGCTGTCCGTGGCTGCGATTGTGTCGTTCGGTAAATCCTGCCTGAAACTTGGGTCGGACCTTCAGGAGGTTCAAAACGTTGTAGACGTCACCTTCGGGGCGATGTCCGGCAGCGTGGACGAGTTCGCGAAAAATGCGGCGGAGTCGTTCGGGTTGTCGGAAACCATGGCGAAAAAGTACATGGGTACTTACGGCGCTATGGCGAAATCGTTCGGGATTGTGGGGAAGGCCGGATACGATATGTCTACGGCCATCACGGGCCTCACGGGCGACGTGGCGTCGTTCTATAACCTCTCCCAGGATGAAGCCTACACCAAGCTGAAAAGTATCTTCACGGGCGAAACTGAGAGCCTGAAGGACCTCGGCGTGGTTATGACTCAGACCGCCCTCGATCAGTACGCCCTCAATAATGGATTTGGCCGGACTACGGCCAAAATGACCGAGCAGGAAAAGGTCATGCTACGGTATCAGTTCGTCATGGACCGGCTGTCGGACGCCCAAGGGGATTTTTCCCGGACGTCTGGGAGCTGGGCCAACCAGGTCCGCATTCTTCAGCTCCGATTTGAGAGTTTGAAAGCCACAATCGGACAAGGGCTAATTAACGCATTCACCCCGGTGATTCAGGTGATCAACACCATATTGGCGAAGCTGGAAACCCTGGCGAGCTATTTCCGGGCATTCACGGTGGCGATCTTTGGGGACGCTTCCGGTGGGGAAACGGCGGCAGGTAGCGCGGCCGGTGCAATGGCGGACGCTGCGGGATCATCCGGGACCGTTGCTGATAATATGGCAGACGCCGCAGGATCGGCAAAGCAGATGGCAAAATCTCTGGCCTCGTTCGATGAGCTGAACAACCGCACCTCCTCTAAGGGGGCAGGCGGCGGAGCTTCCGGCGGCGGGATTCTGGGGGATCTTGACTTAAGCATGGAGAACGTCCAGAAACAGGCGGATGTAATCTCAAACAAGATTATCGACGCCTTTAAAACCGGGGATTACTATTCTGTCGGCGCATTTATCGGAGCCTCCATCACGGACGCACTCCGGGAGATTAATTGGGACAATGCGTACCAGTCCGCCCATAATTTTGGTAGTGGGTTCGCACAATTCCTGAACGGTCTTATTTCGCCAGAGCTTTTTGGGGAAGTAGGGCAAAGTATTGCAGGGGCGCTTAACACGGCGATTTATGCCGTGCTTTCGTTTGGGAAGGATTTTGAGTGGTCGAACTTTGGACAATCCATTGCCAGCGGGATTAATGGATTTTTCGCAAAATATGATTTTGCGGCGCTTGGTGACACGTTCTCCACATACGCCATAGGGCTGTTGGATACCGTAAGCGCAGCGCTGGAAAAGACAGATTGGGTGCAGATCGGAGAGAAGATTGGAGAGTTCCTCGAAAACTTAGATTGGGATACTATTATTGCAAAAGCAGGGAAAGTAGTTGCAGACGCGTTCGTGGCCGCTGTCGGAATGTATATTGGATTGGCAAGTGCTGCGCCAATCGAAACAGGCGTAATTACTGCAATACTGGGCCTGAAATTTACCGGACTGGGAACATCGCTTGCCAAGTCAATCAAAGCGGCATTGTCTGGCGGATTGAACCTTGGAAAGCTTTCATTACTATTTCAGGGGTTTAATTTTAACACCGCTTCCTTTGTAATGCTTGGGAATGAGCTTATTGATATGTTCGATGAGTTTATTCGCGAGAACTTTGGGGAAAGCGTTTTAAACGCAATGGGTGAGGGGATGCTGGTTGCGGTAAGCGCGGGTATTGGAACATTGTTTGGCGGCCCGATTGGCACCCTTGTGGGCGCGATTATCGGCATTGTTATTGATACAGTGCGGGGCGGCGAGTGGGCGACAAAGTTATGGGACACGATCAAGGAGAAGCTTTTCAACTTTAGTTTTTCATCGTCTCTACTGGAAAAAGCAAAAGGCTTTTTCAAAACGGCTTTTTCGTCCAGCAACTTTTTAGAGATCGGCATAAATATTATCGCCGGTATTGGTTCTGGTTTGACCGCCGGAGTATCCTACTTGCTTGAACCTATTGGAGATCTGCTGACCTGGATCGTGGATGGAATATGTTCAGTATTTGGAATCCACTCGCCCGCAAAAGAAATGGAGCCTTACGGCGGATATATCCTGATGGGCATAGTTGAAGGATTCCGAGGTACTTTTGGAGAATGGACTGCGGCTCTGAATGATTGGTATAACCAGCATATCGCCCCATGGTTTACGGCACAAAAATGGTCTGATCTGTATAATACGATTAAAACCAGCATGAAAACCAAATGGGACGAGACAGTGGCACAATGGAAAACAGGCATTCAAAGCTGGTGGACTGAACATGTAACAAAGTGGTTCACCGCAGAGAAATGGACCTCCGCATTATCGGGGGTCAAGACTGGCTTTTCGAATGCTTTTACCGCAGCTATAGACGCCGTAAAGGCGTTGTGGAATAAGTTCGCGGAATGGCTTAACAGCAAGCTGACATTCGACATTGACCCGATTGAAGTCGCGGGGATGACCGTGTATGAAGGTGGAACCGTGCAGCTTGGTAAGATTCCAACGTTTGCGACTGGAGGATATCCTGAAACGGGTCAGCTGTTCATCGCCAACGAGTCCGGCCCGGAAATGGTTGGGCGAATCGGGAATAGAACAGCGGTTGCGAATGGTGATCAGATTACGGATGGAATAGCCTGCGCGGTGATGGTTGCCAACGCGGAACAGAATCAACTGCTGCGGGAGCAGAACGATCTTTTGCGTTTGATCCTGTCCAAACCGGGAGTCAATCGGGACGACATAGTGGACCTGTGGAAATCTGGAGCCGCGGAGTTCAGGCAGCAGACCGGTCGCCAGTTAGGGTTGGCGTTCTAATTTATTTACATTTCCTTCTCGGTCTGGTATACTTGCAGTAACAGATCGGGAGGGGATATCGTGAAATTGGGATTGTTTAAACGTCAAGTAACGCTGGAAGAAATATCGGATGAAAAGTCGTGCTATATACGGGTAATGGACTTGATGAAAAGCCGTCAATTAAGCGAGGCGTACGCGATAATATGCCGCTGGAGAATGATATCTGGCAGGCAAGGCTTGGGGTTAGACTGGGAAAAGGAATTACGAAAAGGACTTAATCCAGAAGATGATGTGATTTTACGGCAACTTTACGCCGAAAGCTTACCCCCCAAGGTTATAAGTAGCGCAATCTATGCGATTTTGTCAGGAGCCTCTAACCTGGATGTAGCCAAAATGTATTGTGAGATATATCCTGGGGTAAGAGCTGAGATTGAATCGCAGCTACGGTATTTACAGTCAGTGTATTCTACCCTTAAAGCGTTGAAAGATGCTGAGGAAACTGGGGAGAAATATGTGATTTTTACGGCGGATTTAGACTCGCGGACGTGCCCACTGTGTGGTAAGCTGGATGGAAAGAGAATAAAAATATCTGAAGGCGTAATTGGTGTTAATTTACCGCCAATGCATAGCGGGTGTAGATGTACCCTTATCTGCGGAATGGCAGTCTGTGAATTGAAAAAGTTAAAACGACGTATGCGAAATCCGCAGACAAATAAAAGCGAAGTGATTCCGTATATCACTTACACACAATGGAAAAAGAAGTATTTAAATTAATCGACGAAGCACCTGGACACCCGGGTGCTTTTTGATTGCAGAAAAGGGAGGTGAGGCGGTGGCGTTTGAGGGTTGGCTGCTGAAAATCAACGGGAGATTATTCCCCGAAAAATTCATCGCGCATGGTTCATACAGCTCCACGCCGAACCAGCAGCAGGACGAGGACTCATACACTGATTCGCTCGGGGAGCTAGTCCGCAATGTCCTGCCACATACCCGATCGAAAATTGAGTGGACCACTCCCATGATCCATCTAGCCAATAAACAGGAAATGCAATCTTTCTTTCCTGGTGGTGGCGGGAGGATAAAAGCCAACGTGGAATACTGGAACGACGAAGATAACGCCTATACAACGGGCGTTTTTTATTTGCCCGATGTCAAGTTTGACTACTACGACGTTGACCCGGAAACCAAGGATATCCGGTATAAGCCGATCCGTATAGGGCTGATTGAGTATTAAGGAGGTGATCGCGTGTTAGAGTTCCCGGAGGAGATCAAAGCAAAATTCCGAAGCCGGTCAGGTGGGCCGGACAGTGTGAAATATCTGGAGCTGGTGTTTTACGAGTCCGGGATTGACGCGGTATATCCCAGCAACATGCTGTTCCCATCGGATGAACTGTATCCGGCCGATCCTGGGGAACCATGGTTGACGATAGGCCCGAAACGAATATGTCTTGGATCGCTGACCATGACCGAGAGTCTGTGCAGCGGCAACGATCTTGTTTGGGGGTCATGTGAGGCCGCCAAGTTTGAGGTGGTAGTGGCGGATATCGAAGATGAGCTGGTTGGGCGAGAGTTTACCGCTTACCTGACCGTGGGCGGCTACCGCATTGTTTTTGGCATGTACACTGTCACCGCTGTCAAAAAACAGGCGGACCGGACTAAGCGCAAGATCACTGCCTATGATCGTATGGTCCGTTTTGACGTCGATGTGGCGGAGTGGTATGCGGCAACGTACCCGACAGACCAGACAACGCGCACGGTAAGGGAGCTGCGGGACAGCTTGTGTGCGTACTGTGGCGTGCAGCAGGCGCACACCGAGCTGGTCAATGACGATCTGGTGGTGGGTAAGACCATATCGCCCCAAACCCTGGCCGGACGAGATGTCCTGAAAGCGATCTGCGAGATCAACGGTGTTTTCGGGCATATTGACCGGTCCGGGAAACTGGTATATGTCAGGCTGCAAGAATCCGGTGTGTACCCCAGCGATACGCTATACCCCAGTGACAGCCTGTACCCACAGGATGGATGGCTGGACGCGGAAACCTTGGAATATTACAGGACCATCACCCATGAGGACTACATGGTCGCAGGAGTGGATCGGCTTCAGATCCGCATGGAGGAGGGCGACATCGGGGCAACGGCCACGAACGGACAGGGAGCGAATGGCTATGTGATTGAGGGGAATTTCCTGACGTATGGGCTTTCCAGCGCGCAGCTTACGAAGCTTGCCAAGTCCATCCTCGAACAGATCGGGGGCCGGGAATACCGGCCGGCGAAAATATCCTGTTACGCCATGCCGTGGCTGGAAGTTGGCGATGGAGTGAGGGCAATCACCACAGACGCCAAGATCGTGACCTATGTCCTCAAACGGACCATCAAGGGAATACAGGCCATGCAGGATACAATCGAGTCCAAAGGCAGCCCGCAGCGGTCCGAGGTGGGGACCATCGAGAGTGAGATTGTACAGCTCAAAGGTAAGTCGGCCAAGATCATCAAGACGGTGGAGGAAGTGTCCGCCACGGTGACAGATTTGGAAGCCCAGACCTCCGCGCAGATCAAGGTCGTGTCGGATAAGATCGCGGCCGAGGTCAAACGCGCAACGGATCAGGACGTGGAGCTGGCTGGCAGCATATCAATACTGGCCGGCCAGATTGAGCAGAAGGTGAGTTATAACAACTTGGTGGCGTCCATCAACTTGGAAGCCAACAAGGCCGGTTCAGTAATCACATTCAAAGCCGGGCATTTCATCTTTGACGGCGAAAATTTCCGGGTTGACGCTGCCGGAGCCGGTGCTCTGGCAAAAGGAAAATTCACTTGGGATTCTGCGGGGAATCTGGAGGCCACGGGTTTAAAATTAAACGGCACGGCCAATACCAGCACCATTGGCGCCAACGTGATCAACTGCAATCATCTGGAGGTACAAGACGCCTTGGAATGTGGCAGCGGTATGACGGTATCGGGGCCTGCTACATTCAACGGCTACATGTACGCCAACCGCATAAGCTGCTTTTCCATCTATTCAGAGATGGCACAGTCAACGTGGTCTGATAAGCGGCTGAAAAAGGGGATCAGGGACATTTCCCCGGAGACAGCCCGGGAGATCACCCTGGGGCTGAAAAGCGTGTCTTACCGGACAAAGTATAGCGGTACGCGGTCCATGGGCTACGTGGCCCAGGACGTCGTGGAGCTGCTGCACACCCTCGGCGTGGATCTCCCGCTGACTGACCGGTATAACGGGTATCTGGCGATCCAATACCAGAATATGATCCCGTTGTTAAGTGGGACAGATCAGGCACAGCAAAAGGAGATTGACGAATTGAGACGAGAGCTCAAAGAAATCAAGGAGGCCATATATGGCGGGTAAAACGGAAATGATGGCGTACAGCCCGGGGGATATCAAAGTAGCCATGAACGTGCTGAACGGGCTTACAACCACGGGCGTCCTGGCTGCACGGTCAGTCGTCACGCTGGCGACTATTTTGGAATCCGGTAAGCTGATGGAAATAGATGAGGAGGTAGAAAAAGAAGATGGCGGAATATAACAAGCAATACACCCCAACGCTGTGGAAGAACTATCCACTGACGGATACGTCGATCAATGCATACCGGCTGAACCACCTGGAGGGCGGCGTCAACGAGAACGACAACCGTTTGGTTGCACTGTCCGAGGACAAGGCAGAACAGGCCGTTGTCAACAAAATGGTCAAGACGGTAACGCTGAATAAGGACACTGGCGTTCTGACGGTGACACTGCTCGATGGAACCCAAAGCACCTATGACCTGGACGTGGAAAAGGTGGTCGCTAATTTTGACTTGAACAACAACAACGATTTGGTTCTGACGCTGGCCGACGGCACACAAAAGGTTGTTCCGCTGTCCAAATTCATGGATACCTATACATTCAAAAGTTCCGGGACGATTACATTCAACGCGAACGGAAAAGAGATTACCGCGTTCATCCCGGACGGCGGCATAACCCTTGCAAAGCTGGAAGCAACTGTACTTTCCACTATTCGGCAGTACATGCTCGACGCCCAAACGGCAAAAGGGCAGGCCGAACAGGCAGCCGAAAACGCCAGAGGTTACGCCGTAGGTGGTGCAGGGTTTGAAGGGGTCAGCGCCCAGCATTTTGCGAACCAGGCCAAGCGGTATGCCGTGATCACGGACGAGGCCCCAAGAGATAACGCACAATACTACGCGCAGGACGCCGCTAAGAGTGCCGAGGAGGCCCGGCAGGCGGCAGGGTGCGACGGAACCGCAGCCTCCATATCTGCTGTTGATGTCCAGGGCCTTGTGGCTGCCGCAGGAGGGACCAGTGACGTGCAAGCGCTGATCAATGCCGTGGCTGATCAGGTTATCAACCGGTTGGTTGCCAAGGGGCAGATCGTGAACAACCTGCTTGCAACAGAGCCGGGGAACGTGCTGGACGCCACCCAGGGGAAGGCGCTGAAGGAGTATTATGATCGGCTGAATAGTGATTTAGCGCCCCAACTCATTGGATCCACAACTTCATCAGATGGAACAATATCATCCGCAAATTTTTCGAAGTATCGTTTTTTGATCGTTCGTATTGGTGCTGGAGGATGGAGCCGCACTGAATTTTTTATTAACCAATCCTATATTGGCGCATTTTACGCATTGGACAATACAGCAGACCAGAAAATTCGCTTAGATTACGATGGCGCAAAAATTAAGCTGTCAGGATATAGCGGCGGATCATTTAATATCTGTGAGGCTTATGGTTTTGTTTTAAAATGACCATTCTATGAGCTAATCCATTTTATGGCAGACCATCGGAATTCTGCACCAGACGTTTCGGCGTTAGCATATACATATACTTTAAAACCCCTAGATGTCTGTTCTGAAATAAAATAAGTATAGTTTGACGTGTTGAGGCTTAACGATACTGTATAATTTCGATCAGAAAATGGAGTGCCAAAAGTCACTTCGTAAGTATATGATTGTCCAGCGGCCAAACTGGAAGTGAAGTTGCCACCTTTTCCTACGTTTGCAAAATCACTATTCAGCCGACGAGAGAATGGCGGCTTTCAGGCGGGCGAGTTCTAAGTTGGCGGCCGCTGCCTCGTCGCTGATGAAGTGGACGTTGGTGAAATTAATGCAGTCGTCAGGCAGCAATGCCATTGCTTCCCATACCGCTTGCGCGGCCTCAATGGATTGGTAGATAACGTAAGAATTATAGACCATTAGACACCTCCGGGTGTGAGATTATCAGATAGGCCCATTGTAATACCGCGGGCCGAAAAATGCAACCGAAAACCGGGCCTCACAAGGGCCTTATTTTATTGCCCGGCGGGAGCTGGGCGGAAAGGAATTGAACTATGAAAGACACAATGATTTTGCACGATGGAACTGTGATTGAACTGGAGACTGGGGCCTCCCTGAGAGATATCCGGGTAGTGGCGCCGGATCGTGTGGCTATGGCTGCCACATGGGCCAAGCTGACGCCGGAGAATCTGTCCGTGGTCCAGGTTAAGAACGAGGCCGGACTGACGGCGGGGAACTATACGGACCTGGTGCTGGACGACGAGACGTCTAAGGTGGCCGCCGATGGCACTGTGCTTACCAGTTACCGCCTGCGGCCCAAGACGGACCTGGAGGGGCTGGAGGAGCGTGTGGGAGCTGTTGAAACCGGCCAGGACGTGCAGGACGGGGCAATCAATGACCTGGGAACCGTTGTGGGTGAGATTGCGGGGGAGGTGATGGTATAATGGGCGCATTTTACGGTTTGAGGATCAGGGCCGGTATCATGACGCTGGAAGAGGTTCCGGCGTTCTGGCGAGCCAAAGTTGACAAGTGGCTGGCGGACAATCCCGAAAATAAGGAAAGGTGAGGTATATGAAAGTGGAAAGAGTAGAGGAATTAATTGCAATGGCTTGGGCGAGTCAGATCATCAAGGTGGTAATTGTGGCGGTTGTAATGGATACGGTATTTGGCTGTATTCGAGCAGTTAAAGAGAGGAAATTTAATAGCTGCTTTGGGATTGATGGGGCAATCCGAAAAATATCCATGCTGGTATCTATTGCATTCCTGCTGATTTTGGACCGGATCGTCGGGCTGAATTTGATCGGTTTTATCCCGGCTGCAGTCAGGGCATACCTTCCGGCGAACCATATAGGCGTGGCCGAGTTTTTCGCATTGCTCTATATTGCCTATGAGGTTGTGAGCATACTCAAAAATATGACATTATGCGGCCTGCCGGTTAAGCGCCTGTGGCAGGTGATCCGAGACGGCCTGAAAAAGTACACAAGCGAGTTACCCGATAACAAGGACGAGGTGGCACCTAAATAGCCGGAGGTGATCCTATTCTCCCGCCAGCAGGGTAAGAGCTGGGATAACATACAATTTTGGCCCTGGGCGTTCCCCGGGGCCTTATTATATAGGAGGTGCACAATGAAAGCAGTTGACAAGTATCTGGCAGTAGCCAAGGCTGAGGACGGATATCTGGAGAAGCGCAGCAACAAGCAGTTGGACGACAAGACGGCCAACGCAGGGAGCGGAAACTACACCAAGTATGCCCGTGACCTGTATCCTGCTCTCCAGGGGCAACCCTGGTGCGATATGTACGTGGACTGGTGCATGGTCCAGGCGTTCGGCTTGGTGGACGCCAAGCGGCTGTTGTGTGGTGGATTCAGCGCCTACACGCCCACATCCGCCCAGTATTATAAGGATCGGGGCCAGTACCACAAGACTGATCCGCAGCCTGGGGATCAGATATTTTTCCGTGGCAGCTCCCGGATTAACCATACCGGAATTGTGACGGATGTGACGCTGACCAAGGTGAGGACCAGCGAGGGCAACACTAGCGCAGGTCCCGCGGTGATCCCCAACGGCGGCGCAGTGTGCGCCAAGGAGTACAGCCTGGACAACCCCAGGATTGACGGTTATGGCCGCCCGGACTGGTCTCTGGTGGAGCAGCCGGACTATGTGCCAGGCTGGCACCATGATAGCAACGGCTGGTGGTATGCAGATTCCCCGCAGAGCTATTTCCGCGGCTGCTGGCAGGTGATCAACCATCACAAGTATTATTTCAACCCGGACGGCTACGCGGTGACCAACTGGCAGCTCATCGACGGAAAGTGGTATTATTTTGAGCCGGTTGCCGGTCATCCGCTGGAGTGTGCGCTGTACGTCACTGACGCTGATGGAGTGCAGGGGCCGGGCGAATTTTGAGTCCCGGAAGGGTTGAAAAAACCTGCTGAATGTGGTATAGTAATGTTGTCGTAAGACATGTCGTCAGACGGTGGATGGGACCGTCAATGACGAGTGGGAACCCTAACCTTCCCGCGCGGATTGAAAAAATTATATTTTCACGTATGGCGAAAGCCAAAAGAAAAAAGCACTCGTTGAGGGTGCTTTTTTCAATCAGACCAACTTTTTAGAGTCCACCCTTTCCATGAATGCGTGGGCCTTTTTCTCTTTCCCTGTTCTGAGGCTTTTATCTTTTGGAATCCATCGTACGCTTGCTTGACGGTTCCGTCAAAAAGCTCACTATGTTCCCGAATAAAATTTTTAAGATTCCGGCATTCATATGTTTCCCCAGATGGGGAACATATTACCCAGCCTTTGGCAGTCCAAAAGTTTTCCGGCCCTATGGTATCGACTTTGTCCCTAAATCCTTGTCGCATTTTAGGGATAGACTCTTCATATACGCCTTGTTGATGGAGTGAGGATCGGTGTTTTTTTGAGCAATCAGGCGAACAACACACATTTAAATTACTTGGAGAATCCTTAAACGGTTTTCCGCAAACCGCGCAGATTTTATACCCCTGTTTGCTCAACCCCGCGCATGTGGTTGAGCAAAAATACTTGTTTCTGCCGCGGTATGTTTTTCCGCAAACTATACATATTTTTTCGTCCATCGCGCCTCCCCTGGTTATTTGTCTTGATTGCAGAACCGACACACCAGCTCACCGTCTTTTACCTTCACATTCTTTGTCACCTTACAGCCCCCATCCTGTTCGGTGACACGCTCATACACCGCCCCTACCTCTTCCCACTCTATCATGCGGTTAATCCCGTTAATCCATACGCAATCAGTATCTACCATTTCCGCGCCGGTACTGGCACGGCCGCGCTGGTATGCCGCGTTGATTGCGTCCATCACAAGGGCCAACTGCCGGGCGGTGAGCTGTGGGATCAGTTCCTCGGGGATTTGTTTCTCGACGGCTGCAAGGGTAGAATACCCCTTGAATCCATTATATAATTTCCTGGCTTTTGCCATTTTTATGCTGTGAACCATCTTGCGCCCTCCTGTCATTTCTGCTATAATATCTGTGAATGGGGGAGCGGTGGCAAGCCCGCCCTCCCTTGTTCATTGTCCGTCCCTCATGCGAGGGGCTTTTTTAGTTGTCCTCGATACCCTTTTGCGTATCTTCTATGAGTTTGTCAACCATTATCTCGGCTCTCTCATATTCTTTGCTTTTCAGCGCTTCTTTCAAATCCTTCAAATCCTGTAACAGCCTTCTTAAATAGCTTTTGAATACGCTCATATCTTCGTGCATTTCCTTCCTCCTTGTATTCGTTAAGGCCTTGCCTCTCTTAACTATCTCTATTATATACTTCCGTAAGTATATTGTCAATAGTATTTTAAAAGAATTTTCACTTTTTTTACGACCATTGCTTTCCAGTGTCGTGCTCGTATTTTTCCTTTATGGCATCGACAACAAATGCATTTTTGGACGCATAGCCGAGTTCTTTATAAATCTCCTCCACGCGTGCTTTCATGCCTTTTGGAACCGCTAGTTCCATGCGGTCGTAATTTTTATCCCTGTATTTATTTTAGCCGCTGGCCCTCTGGGAATTTCCCATTTTTTTTCATCCATGATAGTCACCTCCATAATAAGTATACCACATAGCGCAATCTTACGGAAGTATACAAAATAGACAATATTCCGTAAGTATATTAGTGAAACATTACCTATTGACTTTATACTTCCGTAAGTATATAATGAATATATCAAAGGAACGGAGGAAAACAAAATGAGAAAATACAACCTGAGCAAGATCATGAAACGAGCATGGGAGCTGGTGAAGAAATCTGGTATGACAATTTCCTCCGGACTCAAAAAAGCATGGGAGGAAGCAAAGAGCATGGCAGAGAAAATTAAGTTTACCGGACGCGCACTGGTAGCCAGAGTTGAAAACGGAAAAATCAACCAGTACGTCGGAACAGAGTACGACAGCGAAAGTAATTACTTCTCCTTCTCACTCTGGGAGCGTGGCGACATGAAACGGGTATACATCAACGATTACAAACGGCGCGGCCTGGGATATATTGATCTGGCAACAGGGCGGATCAATGCAGAGAAAAAAGATACCATTGAAACGGCAAATTATTTTTTGGAGGCCTATGAGTTTTAGATAACACCGACCGGGGGCGGTTCCGCCGGAGAAAGAGAGGGCGCAATGGCAAAGGGAACCGAAATGGCTTTCCCAACCGTTTCCGCGTTGCGGAGTTGGTTGGAAGAAAAGAATTTTTGGAGCGAAAGCGCGGAGGCATACGACGAATGGCTCCAGGAGTTCTTCCGATACAACATCATAACAGTTGACGGAGAAGAATGGGATTATTGGGACTGTTGGGAACTGATTTAGCGGATAGTTCGCCCCGGAGGTTACGAGGGCAGGAGGTAAAGCGCATGACAAACGCGCAAAAAGATACACTAGATCAGATTAAGAAGGAAATCCCATATTTTGATTTTTATGACCGGCCGGACCTGTTTGAAATTAAAAAATGGGAGGTCAAAGAAACTGATTACGGGTGTGTGATCGTCAGTTTTGTGACCGGTCCTATCGGAGACGATGGAACATTGGCGAGCATACTTTGCCGGAAACATCATGTGGCAAGCGGAAAAGTCAATAGTATGAGTAATTTTATCGATGAAATTGCCGCGTTATTTTGATTTATTCATAGCCTGGGATCGGCGGGCTGAGAACCGGGAAAAGCGCTTGACAACGCTGCCAGCGATTGGTACTATATAGGCATAGCATTTGCTATCGGGCATACGCCCGTTCAGGACATTTGTCCTGTGAATTGAAACATGTAGTTTAGCATTTATGCAGTAGCTACAGGAAAAGGTGCTCAAATTATTCTGAGCACTTTTTTCGTTGTGAGGTCCCCCATTTTGTGGTACTATAGAACCAGAGAGGGGTGATAGAATGTAT